GCTTAAAATCTGACTTGTGTCATTAATGCTTGCCAAATGTTTGAGGCGCCGATATCATCGCTTTAAACATCAGGAATGGACTCGCAGAATTAGTAATAAACATGCTATCAACATATGGTGGAATGCTTACCAGAAACGGCAGCGCATTGCAAGGAATGCGACCTGGGATCTTCCCAGATTGACCCAAGCTTTTGATCGTGTGTTCGGTGAATTGGATAATGCCTTCGGAAAATTGCGCCCAATCCCTCTTGACCAAGTTAGGTCGACCTTTACTGACCTTTCACGCTCTGCCGGTTTTTGTTTTTTCGACGAGAAATTTCCGTCCAAAAGAGATATACCGGACTATCAACTTCATGAAGCGGAGAGGGTTTTATCATCGGGCTTGCCAAAGGATTTACCTCGTTACCTTATATCCTTTAGGTCTCAAATCCGCAGGAAAATGCCGAAACACAGAGTTATTCTGGTATCACCTGGCCCTTTAGCCATGGTTGAAAAGAGGTTTGCTTATCCTTTGCAGAGAGCTATGGAAAATGCCCCCTATCCTCGTTCTTGGGCATCCGGCTGGGATTGGTTCTGCGCCGGTGGACAACAAATGGCCCCTTTTATCGAAGGTCCATCTTTATCTCTTGACTTTGAATCATTCGATATGTGCCCCCCGACATTTTTAATACGAATGCTATTTTCTCGTATTCAACAGATGTTCGAGCTCTCTGCAGATGAGAAGGCTATTTTTCTTGGTATTGTACGGTCTCATCTTGATTCCGTAGCTCATTATATGGGCAAAGATTATAAGCTAACGGGTGGTATAAGGACTGGTAGCTCATTTACACATATAATTGGCACGCTATTATGTTGTGTGTTGTGTAAATATTACGATTCACAAAGTGAGTCGATATCCTATGGTGATGACGTCGTAATGCGCTCTGCCGCCCCGGTACATCGTATTGCCGACTTCTTCGCTAAAAATTCCAGTTTTTCTATTTCTCCTACGAAGTCAAAAACTGGGGTTCATTGGCTCGGTTTTCAGTGGCATAAGGATAGGTGGATACTTGAGGATGTTGAAAAGAGGTGGGCCCAGTTCTTCTGGCCTGAGCGTCCTTCTTCGCCGGTCGCTAGATTACAATGTATGCTCCTCAATTGTTTATCCGACCCCTGCCGTCTGCTGATAATCACTGCTCTTATGGAGCTTCAAGGGACAATCGTCCTCCCTGAAACGATCGACTTAATCGGAGGTCCTCGTTTTTCTTCCGCCTTGGACGAAGGCGTTGATATCTTCCATGCTGAACGTTGCGTTAAACGTTTTCATAGATTAGATTAGTGGTTTTAACGGTCATAGAAATATGACGGGCTAGGCCCC